TTATATTATAAAGTTAATCCAGTGCTGATTGGTGTTTATATAGGTATCAATATGTTAGTTAAGAAAGTTAATTCACAATATACTAGTATAGATTATGTTCAAAATATAATATATAATCCAGGTTCATGCACAATGAATGATGTATTTCAAATGTTTGCTTCATTAATGATGATGTATAAAAATAAAAGTAAATTTGTTGAAGATAATAAATTAACTAGTAGAATAGCTAAGAAATTTGACATATTAGACATACGTAGACCATATATGATTCATAAATACTCAGCACCAAACAAAGAACCGCTCACTCAGAAAGGATTTGTTATCAATGGTTTCTATATAGCAAATAATGTACCACATAAATTACATAAATGTTTTTGGTGTGAGACTGAAGCAGTTTACAGACAAGTTCAATCTAAAATCGATTATGATGATAATGCTTTGGAAGATTTTAAAAAATTTATACAGCCAAAAATATATGAACTGGTTCAAAAATATAACTTTGGTGAAGAATTTAATTTAGAAAAATACTTCCAAAAATTAGGTAGGAAAAGAAAAGAATTTGAAGAAGGCCTAAATATATACATGCAAGAAGGTAAATATAAGAAAAGATATAAAATGCATCCAAAAACTGATGAGAAAATCTACATGAATTATAAGAAATTTAAAATGAAAGCTCGAAATATTGCTGCTCAAAATCAAACTGCAAAAATATTAATGGGTATGGTATGTGAGATAGGTATGAGTATGTTACATAATGAAGACTGGTGTGGCGCAGGTAAAAACGATGGACAACGTTGTGCTATATTTAAAGATTATTATGAAAGATGTGGTGGTGAAGTTGGTGTTATATGTGCAGATGGAAGCGCTTTTGATAGTACTCAACATAGTGGGATTCAAAATATAGTAGATAAATATTTCTTTGATTTGATAATTCAAAATCATCCAGAATTAGAGCAATATGGCAATTTAAAAGATTTTCGAGATGTATGTTTTCAACAAAAATTTGTTATCTATAGTGATTATTATACATATAAATGTGAAGGTACTCAAATGAGTGGCAGAATGAATACATGCTTAGGTAATACACTAAGATCATGGTCTTATATAGAATATATTAAATACAAAATGAAGAAAGAAATGCCCTGGATCAATTTAGATAGAATTAATGAAATGGTACTAGGAGATGATCAAATTATTTTCTTACCAAAATATTTAATGGATAAATACGAAGAAATTGCTTACAAATATGTCTATGCAAAAGAGGATGTAGCTATGAAATATGGTTTAGGACAGATTGCAAAAATTTTTGATAAATATCCAAATATAACCGGCGCAGAATTTTTATCTAAGAATGTACTATTTGATCCAATAACAAAAGATTTTTATTTAGTAAGAAAACTAGAAAGATTCTTTCAATTAACACCTTTCACTTTTAGAAATAAATTACTAAATGTGAACTTATTTAGATTAGGACAAGCTGAACTATTACAACAAGAAGCAACAAATATATTATCAGGCAAACCATTATTAATTTTTAAGAAATACGCCTATAAAATGATCGAAATAGCTCAAGATGAAATAAGATATATTAATTCACATTTTAAATTTAAACAAGAACAGTATGATAAAATTAAGAAAATGCTTAAAGATGATGAAGAACTACGTAAATATAAAGGACATTATATTGGTTATACAAAAGACGTTGAAAATTTTGAAGAAATATATTTAGAATTTTTGGAAAAACAATATAATATTACACAGGATGATATAAATGATTATTTTAATTTATTAGATAACATAAATTCGAATAATTATTTATCGAAAGAGTTTAGGTTGCATATGATTGATAAATTAATGAATGTTACTAGTGCTAAAGAATATGAAAAGGTAAAGAAAGAAATAGATAAAACAAGTGTTGAAGTAGATATTACACTTAAAAAGAATTTAATGAATATAAATGAATATAGTAAATACTAAATAAATACTATGGGAGGAGGATGGGAGTAGGAAGGTGTATATGAGGGCATGACCCACTGCTTGGTAAAAGCTAATAATAATTTATGAATTCAAAAGCAAAAATCAAAAATATTAATAGGCGTTTAACTAAAATCGCTAAGAAAGTTAAGAAAATTAAGAAAAAGAGATTGTTAAATGCAAGACAGCCAAGATATAGAATAAGAATAAATAGAAGAAGAAGACGAAGAAATCTTGCTGCTGCCTATACTAAAAATTTTAAGCGAGAATTTAATATTTTAAGACAAACAGGTACATCAATGAGAGTTCGAGGTAGAGATTTAATATATAAAATACCATTAGATTTAGAATCAAATAATGATACTAATGTAATAACAGTTATACCATGTAATCCAGCATATTGGTTAGGAACTCGTATGGCAGCAATAAGTGCAGGTTATCAAAATTATAGACCTATTGTGTTCAAAATCACTTATGTACCGCAATGTGCAGTAACACAGCAAGGTAATGTTATAGGAGGAACAATATGGAATATGTCGCCAAATGATGCTAATATCCAACAAACATTAAGAACATCTAATGGAGGAATGTTAACACAGTGTTATAAACCATTTACTACAAATATAGAATTAGGGACAAATTTACAATTTAACTTATTTAGAATGGGAGGTAAATTTGACCAGGAATCTAATCCATTTGTATATTTAGCAATGTCAATTGGTACAAAAGATGCTAATAATAATATAATAATTCCAGGATATTTTTATGTTAATTATGAATATGAGTTGAAAAATCCAATTGGTGACACTATTAAATATTTTAATTCGGGATTAATTAAGAATAAAGATAAACCTACAATATATATTAATCAAACACTAATTAATTGTAATGATACTCATGTTAATATTGGAGCAACTATTCAAGATGATCAAGGATATAGTTGGAATGATAAGCAAGTAGATATTGATGAAAAATCATATGTTTGGTATTTTTGTAATCAACTTAAAACAAATTTGAATATTGAAGATCCTTTAGAATTGATTATACCATCTAATATATTGGGTAACCCTTTATCATCAACATTATCATTAACAGTAGGTAATTCTTACTTTCTTAACGATTTAGGTGATGGATTGTATACATTAATTAAATTTGTTAATGCATCAGAATCAACTATTACTATTACAGTAGATAATTTTATAGGTGAAGGAGATCTTTATAGTATCTTGGAGGAAAACTTTGATTTATGGCAGAATGAACAGAATTTAGATTTGATATATTCTTCAAGTGGCATAAGTTATACAATGATATACACGAATACTAACAGTCACTTAGTTATAGAAGCATAAATATATGAATAGATTAAGGTATAGTAAAGTGTGTGGGAGTTGTGCACTATAAATACGACAGCTTTTTGTAACAGTCGGTAGGGTCAGACTGCATAAAACAGATCCTGTGTCTATTGACACAAATTTATGAAGCAACAGAAACATGGCGAAAACTGTTGTGGATTTATAAGGCCAGAAATAAATTTATGAAGTATTAGCAACAAGGGTGAAAGCTAATACGGATTTATAAGACCCATAAAAATAAAATGGAG